TAATAACATGATATATTCCATTAATAACTAATGGATCTAAAAGATCTGCAGGAACAGATCCAGTATAAACTACAGCGTCACCAGTTTCAAATCCATGATTAGGTATTTTGATTTCAGATATAGTTGCACCGACACTAACAACAGAATGAGCAAAAGTTTTTTCATCAATAGTTAATCTATTAATGATATTATTGTATTTTGCTTTATAATTTTGAGTTTTATTAGGAGTAATATTTAAATTAAAATTGTCACCTACTCTTAATTCATGTTGTCCATTTAAAATCGCAGTTCCAAGAGTTTTTATAGAAACACCAGTAACTTCATCAATAATAGTTTCAAGTCTATGTCTATTTCCTGTAGTAGCATTCGTAAAATAAACTAATGAATTATTAACTACTCCAGCCTTTGTAGTAGATATGCCAATATAATCATTATTTAATTTAACGCAGTATAAAGGATTTTTTGAAGATAGATTATATACTCCTGTTAATGCAGCAACATTAGATGTCTTAATAAAACCACTATTAGGATCTGGAGTCAATTTAAGTCTATCTCCAGTATTAAATGGATGACCAGGAATATAAATTGAACGAGGATGTGAACTGTTTATTATTGGATTTGATCCAGCATAACCAACAATTATATTATTTGCAGTACTACCTATACCAACAGATGATTGATATGGAATTCCATTGTATGTTATTGTAGATGCATCAATATATCTAGATTTTTTAGTTTGTAAATTTTTATTCTCTGTTTTTTGATCAACATCAAATGTAAAGATTTTTTGTCTAACTACAACTTCATCATTAAGACTATGTGCAGATTGTACTCCATTATACTTTCTAATGACATTATATTTGTTATTCCAAACATCTTTAGAGGTTATCAACATTTCCTCATTTCCAATTTTTATAATATCATCAACTGCGAATTTATCACTAATTGTGCTATCATACATTCTAATGGATGTATTGATTCCAGTTGCAACAGTATTACCAATAGCAACAGATAAATTGGAAGCAACTGTAGTTACACCAATTGTTCTATCACCTTCAATATTCTTATATAATGAAGAGGAAATTCCAGTTATTTCAATAAGATCTCCATTTACATAATCATGAGGAACAGTACTAAATGCAGTTACTGTATTGTCTTTAAATCCAAAGGATAGATGTGATTTGATAACCTGTGTAGTACCAACAGAAATTACAGTTTTACCAAGAACTTCACTTACAGAAGCAGTTATATTATTTTCACTTGGGAAATTTATTTTATCTCCTACTTTGTAAAGTTCTCCAGATTCTAGAGGTATTATAGATGTTATTCCAGATTGTGATGTTCCATTTACTTCTAAAGATACCTTCGTTTTTAATGAATCATTTAAGAATGGATAATCTCTGTATATCTCATTTAAACCAAGAGGTGTAATATTTCTTCTATATTCACCAGTATTGACTATTTTATCGGATTGATTATTAAAAATACTATAATTAAATGAATCTGTTGCATTTCTATGTTTAAAAGTTACATATGGAAATACTGGATCCCAAGATGGTGTAGCACCAGAACTATCTACAGGTGTAAAATATGCATAGGTTCCATTTGGAAAATCACCATTAACAATATACCTACCATTAAATTCATCTAAATCGCCTTTTCCATTATAAACATAATCCTGTATAAAATTTCCATCTGCAAAACTAGAAGGTCTAAGATCAACATTGACTATTTTATCTAATTCATAACTTGATTTTAATCTCTTTATTCCACCAGTACCACTAGCATCAGGTATTGGTTTTGCATTACCAACAGATCCATAGATTGGATTTCCATCATATGCCCAACCAATAATTGGAGAATGTGCAGCACCTGGTTCACTTACATCTAATTCAGCAAAAGTTGAATTGTTTAGATTATCGCCAAGTATTTTTCTAATTTCTTTAGGAGCATAAAAACTACAAATTTTATTTCCTTTTGATTTTAACTCAGAAGAAATTTGTACAGTATCTTTGTAAATGTCCTTATTAGTTCCAGTTAATAACCAATCATATCTTTGAACATTATTAAATCCCCATTCATGAACTTCTGCTGTTAATTGACAATCACTACCAAAAGGAGTAACAGTAATTGAAGTGGGACTTACTGCAGATGTAATACCAGCATATTCTCTTCCTTTGTTAATAACTTCAACAGAAGTTACTATACCATTGGTAACATTTGCTCTAATTTTAGCAAATCTACCCTTTCCATTAATTGTCAATATTGGTGCTGTAGTATATTCACTACCACCATTTAATATTGCTGCTCCTTCAATCTCTCCAGTAGCACTTACGATAGGTTGCAATTCTGCATCTTTTCCTGTTACTAACGTAACAATTGGTTTTCTAATAAAATTAACAATATTCGTAACACCATATCCAACTCCTCCAGATTGGAGGAAAACATTATCAACTTTTCCCTTCACAAGTGCTTCTGCTGTTGCAGTATAATATGATGGCAATACTGTACTACCTAAACCAACAGGTCCACTAATATTAACAGTAATATCAGGATAATTGAAAGTATGGGTTCCAGAACCAATACTAGTCAAATCAACATAAACTTTATTACCATAATCAGTAATACTATTACTCAATCTAAAATTATTTTTATCCAATACTGTAACAATATAATTAGATGTATCTGTCAATCCACCTATTACACTATTTGATGTTGAATATTTAATTTTATCCGAATTTTTAAAATTATGCTTCTTAGCATATATTGAATTATTATGAGTATCAATACCAACAAAAGTTTTAAATATATCCTTTCTATCAGCAGGTGGATATTGTTGGGAATCAACTAAAACTTTATTATTAGAATAACCGTGTCCAGAATTTAAAATAGTAATATCTGCAATTATATTTCTACTCTTTGTAGATTTAAAAGTATGAGTACCATTTCCATAAGCAAGAAAATCAATTGCTGAAGTTGCTGCTCCAACTAATGCTTTTTCTTTAGTTGAATAAATTCTAAACGCTGTAGTATCACCAGGATATTGTGAAATATAGTAGATTCCACCACTTGACAATAAAGTTGTTGTAATTCCAATATTAGTTGCTCCAACACCAATTGGAGTACCACTTGCAGTATAAATTACTTCTTCTCCTTGAAGGAACTTATGATCATCATCTAATGTTATCTTATTTAAAGTAAGATCTACCTTAAAATCATTAAAAGATACAAAATGATCGTATCCTTGCATTTTTGCTTGACAATCTGCTCCAGATCCATTTCCACCAGTAATAGTAACAGAAGGAGTTGCAATATAATCAAATCCTCTAGTTCTAAGGACTATTTCATGAATTGAACCGTCTGTGACATGTGCATTAGCAACTGCAGAACTACCATATGAGTCTGCAATTGCAACATTTGGAGGACTAGTTACACTATAGTTGCTTCCACCATCCAAAACTATAATATTATCTAATTGTCCATAATATACAGCATCGTCTGATATTGGAGAATGAAATTCAATTCCATTTAAAGCAACTCCAACTGGACCTATAATATTAGTATTATTCTCATTATTTTTTGGATTTCTAAGAATCCTTCTAAAATTATCTTGATTTTTTAATGTTCTATCTACATCTCCAAGAGGAATTGATGGTGTAATTCTATGAGAATCTGTACCAGATCCAGTTATTGATATAGTGTTACCAAGATATAAATTTTGAGGATTTAAAGATAATTTTATATTATTAACATCAACAACATTAACATAATATGTTCCAGTTGTTATACCAGTCACTTTACTATCATCAGTTAATGGTTGATAGTAAATTTTTTCTCCATTTAAGAACTGATGTGAATTTATGTTTATACCACTTGATACTACATCATTTGATTCAAATGTTACAGTTCTATCTGTTGTCTGTATTGCACTATCTGAAGGATATCCAGAAAACGCAACATAAGCATTATTTTTAGTATCAATGAAGGTATTTTGTATATTTGCAAGTAAATCACCTACACCAAGATTATTAGAAGCAAAAGATAGTCTCTTTTTAACAACATAATTTAAAACTGAAAAACTAAATCCAGCACCTATTGTAAAATTATTTTCATCAATAACATTTTTAACTTCAACATCAGAATGTATAAGTTGTCCATTATCTTTTCGTATAAAATCAACTCTATCAAATTTATTTAAAAAGTGATTATTTTTTGTTCTAATACTACTTCCAGATATAACTTCAACATCAACATAAGTTACATTATTATGGAACCAATTATTTAATTTCTTATCAGAGTATAATACCTTTTCACCAAGATGTTTTAAATTTAATGTATCACCTCTTTTAAAATATTTTGTTTTAGAGATGTCAGTAGCAGAAGCACCACTTACTGCACCAACTGCTCTCATTTTACAAACCTTTGTTGAATCATGATTCTCCAAACCATAGACAAAGTTATCATCAATTATTGGCGTAGATTCACTTAAAAATGTTGTAATTCCACACCCAAAGAATTGATTATGTGATTTTGAAGTATACGTAGAAGAAGAATACCCACCAAATGAATTTTGATACAAAAATGTACCACTAGTACCAAATCCAATTGTAGAATCAACAGTTACTGTTGATGTTGTAGAAGCAGTACCTATAACTTTAGTCTTATTATTAATTTTAAAGTTATGGGAAACTGTTCCATGAGATATTGAAATTTTATGATATTTTTTATTATCTAAAAATATTTCTTCAACATTAGAAATTGCACCAAGAGCAGTAGGAGAAGTAATAGAGTCTTGGAATAATGTAGTTTCTTTTAAATTTACAGGATCTCCTTCCAATGCTTCTACTATTATTTGATCAACAACAACCCATTCAGCACCAGAAGATGTAATAGTATTATTAAAAGGTTTTACAATTTCAACATTTTTTCCAAATAATACCTTAAATAAGATCTCAAGTGAAGTATTAGTTCCTTTTGATATATAAAAATCCTTTGCTCTAGTTAAAATATTTTCAACTGAAAGTGTAGGATGGAAATTTCTTTTTTCTACTCCAGGAAGATATTGTGTCTTAAATTTCTCATAAAATTTGACTAAAAATATATGACTTAGGTTTGAAACTACTGATTCAACAACATGTTCATCTGATTCAGTAGTAGTAAATGTTAAGAATTGAGGATCTCCATTCTGTTCTAATGAACTAATTCCACTAAAACCACGAATACAACCAGTAAAAGAAGTTGCAGTTTTTCCTGTATATGTAATAATCTCATTATTAATCTTTATGATACCATAACTATTTGGAAAACCACCAGTATTTGTAACATTAATAATATCATCAAATGCAAGAACTTCACTAGTTAATTTTATTGGGTATAATGTTTGTAAAACAACAGTATTCAGAGCAGCAAAACTCTTTATATTCTTATTATCTGGAATATTTTCAGCAAGATCATTTATTCCATACTCATGTTCTTGAGAAACGTAATACTGATTTAAAAAATCTTTAAATAGTGGATTATCTTCATGTATAAAATCTGGAATCTGACTATCCAGAATATGTGAGATTTTTACTTTTGTATCTGCCATTTCTATCTGGTATACCTTTTATTGCTAATGAAACTTGAAGATGGTGTGTAGGAAGTTCCTGATTTATTAGAACCAGAAGAAACTAAGTCTTCTTGTAATGTCAATTTACTTCCACTAGTAGTATCTAGCACAATATAAAGATTCTGTTTTGCGATGATATCATTGGATTCTGGTGTAACTTCAATTTCTATTTTATCTGTTACTGTTGTTGATGCAATTGTAACTGCATATAGAATAATTTCACCTTTAACGTAGTCAACAGTACCTGCATTATCATTAATAAAGTTTGGTTCACCATTAACTATTTGGAAAAATCTTATTTTTCCTGTTAATCCATCAGGATCTGGTAAATCAGTCAAATAAACATCACCATCAATATTAGCAATTTTAAATGCTGAAGATCTAATATTAAATCCTTCCAAATCTGCATGGAATCTATTTGAATAACATAACTCGTAATTTGCTAACTGATTATATGCTGGATTTAAATCCCTTCTCATTACTACAACAGTAATGTTAGAAGTAATTGCATCATCTACTTTATCAATAATAGAGAGTAATTTACTATACTTCATTCTACCACCAAACGAATTTATATCGGATGATGTAGCATAGTTAGAAATTGATTTTAGTATTCTTGAAGATAATTCTTCTTTTGTTGAAACAAAACTAGGATTATATGAAACTGTTGAATCATATTCAACGTAAAGATATTTCAAATCAATAAACTCTTGTATAATTCCTGCAACAGTATACTTTTTCAAGTTACTTTTAATGGAATTTTTAACTGTTGATGATAACATTTCACCAGTTTTAGGTTTAATTGTTATAAAAACCTTTCCATATTGAGGAGGATCTAATTCTTCTCCACCATATGCAGTAACCTGTTCAATATTTGGATAAACCGAAGGAATTATACTTGTATAATCATTTGCAGTAACTGCTCTAAATTGGGACGCATAGACCCTTGGAGCAAGGTATTTGACATTATCAGTGGATTCAATATTATCACCATTCTGAGACGATTGTGTGGTGGTTAGAAGAGATATACCACTAGTTATTGTAGTGTCAACTACGCTATCACTATTCCTCATTGGATAAGTAACATTTCCTGAGAAATTAAAATTAGTAGCACCATTACCATCTTGACCATTAGTAGTAATGTAACTTACAGTAATTGTTGAACCATTGGGTGGTTTTTTACCTAAAGTACCATCACCAAAGAGTATTTGATACTTTTCATCCTCTATTTCTTGTATAAGGAAAAGTCTAGACTCTGAACTTACATTAAAAATATTCTCATATGCACTATAAGTTTCAGTAACTCCATCACTTTCTACATTAAGTATAATAGTGGTTGTGTCAATATTTGCATTAGGTAGGATATATTTTGCATCTACTTGCAAATCATTAACAATAAATTGCTTTGTAAGGTAATTTCCTTCGTATATACTTACGTTTTCAAATTTTGCAATTCCACTATTATCTGGTGTTACTGTAACTTTATCTGGGACAGAGAAGATATAATTACCATTTTGTACTTGTCCCACTGCAACAACACCAGGTTGAAGTGTGACATATCTTGCTGCAGATGCACTTACATCTACTGTAAACGATACTTTTGCTATTGCAGAGCGTTTTGAACGTGGGACATATCCAATATTCCTTGCTAGTGATACTACGTTTTCTCTTACAGTAGCACTATCAATGAATGCTTCATTAACTGCCATGTTAGTATTATAGGCAGTAATATAGGAATTATATGCAAGATTATCAATTAGAACCGAAAAATTTGATCCTTCAAAGTCAAAATCAGTGAAATTGGAATTAGATCTAAGGTAATCCTTGATCTGAGTCTTTAAATCGTTAAAATCTAGGTTGGTGAACTGATTAAATGACATTATACCCTGGTCGGTTGTAGTAAAAATTCTATATTTTGTTGCGGAAATGGCAATCCTACTATCTCATACTCAACTCTAACACCCAAATAGTTTTCATCAGGGTTAGGTTGGACTGTAACAGAGGTTAAATTGATTCTTGGTTCAAAGTTATTTAATAAAGTAGTTATTTCTGTCTCCATAACATCCCCTATACCACTATCCATGAGTTCAAAAAGGGAATTATCAATGGATGTACCGATCAATTCATTAAAATATCTCTCATTAAAACGAGTTCTAGTCAAATTAATGACAGATCTCTTAATTGCATCTTCATTTTTAAGTACAATTACATCATTAGTAACTGGATGTCTCGTAAAAGACAAACTTATGTCCTTAAAAGCACGAGATATTTTGACGGCCATTCAAAAAAATAATTAGACTGTTAATATATGTATATCCGTTTTTCAAAGTTTTGTATTTTAGGCATAAAAAAAGTGGTATTTAAACCACTTTTCTGACTCTTAGGTCTGAAGGGACGAAACCTTCTGCTTGTAATGCGTCTAAACGCTTCGTGGCCTCTTCTTTAGTCATGTTAGCACCAACTATGTCCCAACCTTGTGTAAAGAACTGCTCTACGTTATAAAGTTGCTCCTTTTCCATGTTTTACCTCCCTTGACCCCTGTAACGTTTTTTTGCCTTGTTTGAGGCGGTTGAAGCATATTTAGTATGCTTACCTCGCCCCTGATAGGTCTTCTTTGGTCTCGCTTCTACTTTGTCTTGATTGATAAGACTTCTCATTGCCATAGTTTTTTCTCCGTTTTTTTATCTTTAGCGGCCGTGTTTTTAACGGCCCGATTTTTATAAGGTATAAGACCTCTTAGATTACCCGTGTTTTTTCGTGACCTACTCGAATCTTCGGATCACACCAGATCTCGAAACCTGCTTCGATAGCGTCTAGACAGAACGAGACATCCTCGCCACACATATCTTGAACCTCACCAGATTCAAAGACTTGCATCTTTGGAGCGAACCAAGGATAAGGGAGACCCTCATGCTCAAATACTCCATGCTTTATAAGTAACCAACCAAATCCAGTGTAGTCACATGTGAAGGGTTTGCGACGCTTGCTCATCGTCTCTATGGTTTCATGATTCATCACACCACCATTCTGACGGAAATCATCCTCTTCTAACCAATGTGCAATAGAAGTAGTCTTTCCATCCTCTGTGCAATACCACCCTGCTGCAATCTGTTTATCCATATGTACAAGACGATAGAACTTCTCAGTGTCAAATACAATGTCACTATCAATCCATAACTGATAATCATATTTCAACTTACCATCCCACGGAACCTGATTAGGTCCTCTGAGAACATTAGCACCAAGACACTTACATCTTGCAAAGTTCACCATTGAACTATAATCTTGAGATATCTGAATCGCTGCACCGTTCTGAACTAAGTCAAAACATAACTGTACAAATGCTTTTAAAAAGATGTAAGAAACTCCTCTACCAGGTAAACAGAATACCACCGTCTTACCTTTAATCATTTCTTTGGCTTCATCAATGTTAAAAGTATCTTGCGATTCTTTCTTCTTAGGCACGTCTGCCTTTACTGTAAAACCTTTAGCCATAACCTCGAATGTTATTATATGTTTATTATACCACTACAAGTCAATAATTGCAACGGTCCTCTATTTAGATCGACTGTACACTACGGTTCTTACCCATTCTCAGAAGTCTTCTTCTTCAAATTTGTCTAGTAGATCCTTAAGATCCGACTTTAGAGATGAGTTTACAAGTAGATGGGTGTCTTCTTCGATTCTGTACTGAATAGTCTCCATTAGAGTATCCTTCTCGTATTCGTCAAGTTCTAATCTCATAACTTCCTTATTTTAACCCGTCACATTATATATTTCCTGCGATTCTTAGAGGGGGCGGTTTTTTCCCTTTTAAAATTTTCTATAAGGCTTCCGATAAACCCATACAGAGTATGTATAAAATTCTGAATTTTCATTGGGGTCTTATGCCTGGGGTATTTGGGGTAAAATTTTTTTTTCCGAATTTTTTATCACTCTCGCTTTCTGGGTTCGTTGTAGGTTAGGGACTTTCGTTTTTTTAAAACGCAAGGGCGGGGGCGATATAACAAAAAAAGGGCGAAAACACTGTCATATCAAGGGATCTGGACGAAGTGGACGAAGTAACAATAAAAAGGTGCCAAATCGCAGTCATAGCAAGGGATCTCAGATCTTAATCTTTATTTAATATGATAATGATTGACATCTTAAATATATTTGGTATCATATAATTAGGGTTAGGTTAGTAACATTTAACGAATCCTTAAGTATAAAGAATTAGTTTAAATTACTAATTATTAATAATAACGAATAATATTTAAAAAGTATAATAATTAGATGACGAACATAAGACTGCTAAGTAACAACGAACTGCTATAACGAAGCAAGGTAGGTATCATTTAATGCACGAATACTACGAAGTTAATAACATTTAGTGCATCTAATATCATTTAGAAACTTATACTTAAGGTCGATAATATCATCGCTTAAGTTATCATTAGTCTCATAATATAATAGCAATTCTTTATATAAATCATCACACTTTTTACCTTTGCAGAGTGTATTGAATTGAGTGTAATTAGAATACATAACGAAGTAAATAACGAAGGTTAATTAATAGATAACGAAGTTACATAGGGGTGCTATGTAACAACGATAAGTACGAAGTTGTATCACTATTTGTCATTTATTCTCTTATATGTTACCCAAGTTATTGCCTGAACATCTGAAACTTTCAAAGATAAGTTATATTTTTTATTGATAAATGATGTTGCTAATTTATATTCAGTCTGTAAGATCTTATAATTCTTTTTACTTATTGGAGGTACATCTTTTAAAGATGATACTCTATTAGATGCAATATTAAAGGCGTGACCATCTACTGTGATCGCTCTCTCATCGCCTATAATATTCCAATAAAAGTTTTTTGTCTTCCTAGCATTAACTCCCAAAATAGTCTCTATAGAATCGTTACTGCCATCACTCTGTAAGATTTTAATTGCTTTATCTTTACATATAGGATAAGTTGAGACTAATACGTCATCTAGGTTATTATTCTCAAAATATGCCATACAAACATTTAAAGCATCTTTTTTATTAGTATTCCATTGATTTTGAACTGATAATGCTGCTATAACTCCTGCTATCTTTTTATAAGATATTTCAAAATCTAATGTAGATTCTAATAGCATAGTAAAATCTTTTGCTAACTTATACCATACTAAACCAGCATTTATTTCATCTTGTGACGCTTGCTTATAAATGTTGTGAATATTACCTTTAGTGACCTTATAGTCTTGTTTAGCGATTGTTAATGTAGGCATTGATTTGATTGCGATTAATATAATAATAATCCTTTTTAATGCCTATTCAATATAAGATGTGCCAGTTTATAAAGTGTCTACTAAATGGTTTACAAGTGGATCTGATCGCTTATAATAAGAATAACAAGCAAAGACAGCAGTAGGGTAACTGCTTGAACAATTCATCGACACTCACCATGTCAATAAAAAAAAAAAAAAAAAAAAAAAAA